TTATCATCAACAGTAAACATTCTATTATCAGGAACACCGATAAGTTTAGAACCTGCAGTTGTTGTTATACTCTGCGCTGGACCAGGAGATGGGCTTACTGTGGCATAAGAAAGCGTTGGGTTTGATGTGTTCCATATTGGATAACTAGCGCTAAAAGATCCAGTAGTTAAATCAGAAACACCAATTGTTCCACCGCTACCAGTTATAGAAGTATAATAAATTTTACCTGTAGATGTTACTGCGTCTGTAGAATTAATAGTTCCTGTTTGATAAACAGTATCGCCAATATTGAAAGTACCAGTTACGCCAGTTAAAGTTAAATAACTGGTTGGGAAATTGTAATCATTACCACCATACGAGAACATTGAATTAGATGGGTATAAAGGTTCCCCTGATGCAAATTCACCAACTATATCAGTAAGTTCGAAATATTCTTCATCAGGAGATCTAATAACAGCTCTACCGCTAGTAATGGGCGAATTATTCTCATCAACAAACTTAGCAATATAAATGTTAAATTTTAAATCTTCTGTAATTACAGGAATCCATGATCTATCGTTTGATGAAAGAAATAGATCACCAGTATCATTATTAGTATGAATTAAAGAATTAGGATTTGATACGTCTGGTTTACTGATCTCACCAACCCAAACCTGATAATCTGGATTACCACCGACTGGAATAAGGACAAGAGCATAAGATTTCGCAGACTCAACAAAAACAGGCGTATCAAATACGAAGGTTGTGGCCAAACTGGCGTCTGCAGAAGCTACTGGTCTAGTTGTTACTGGATTAGAACCGCTTTCTGGATAAAGAATTTTAGATCCATAAGGCAAACGTTCTGAGGTTGGAACACCATTTAAAGTTGTTCTAATTTGTAATTCTATAGGAAATTTAGTACTTACAGATCTGAAAAAAATATCAACCTTTGTGATAAAAACTCCAGGAACGCCTGTTGCAGATTCATTAATATAAAATGTTTGACCAATCGGCTTCATATCTACCCCTTTAAAATATTTCTATTATTTATGATGCTACTTTACCAGTTAAGACGAACGTTGCATCGAAAAATTTCTTAGCGTATCCTTGTCCCTTTAGAGAATTAAGGACGAATTTGTTCAACCATTTAATATTCATTTTTGCAAAAACTTTATTCATTATATAAGATCCATAAGCAGCTGCCTTTGATTTTTCAGTGTAATACAACATAATATCTGTAGCTTCTTGCATAGTTATAATACCCTGCTCAATACCTAAACGTAATAGACCACCATCACCGATTATAGATGTTGTGCCGAATCCATTAACTACGTAAGTGCCATCACCATCAACCCAAAGGTTATAAACTTTTTGTCCAGTAGTAGGAGCTAAAATAGCTTCTATCTTTTTGTTTTTGCCTAACCAAGGGTACCAATTTAGATTATTATCTGGGTTAACACTAGATAATTCACCATCAATGAATAATGGATGATTTAAAGTAGCAAATGGTTCTAAAGTTTCATTTGGACTATAAAGGTTTTTAAAATATTTATCATTAACAATTTCAACAAATTTAACTTCATTGATTGCTGTTTTATTTTTATTGTAAACTAAATCACCAATTTTAACTTCATTAATTGGTATTTCTTTTCCAGAAGCTAACATAATTAGAGAAGAACTGGTGAAACATCCACAACCACATCCACCGCCACCACCTGACGCTGCAGGAGGAGGATTAGCAATAAATGTTTTTACAACATCTGTACTGACTGCAAACCCATTAATAACAATATTATCACTTTTAACTTCTTGCGAATTAACGACTGCTGGTAGAGTGCTCAATATTGATTGAGTGCTAGCCTTACTAAGAGTTCTACCATAAAATGTTGCTTCAGCTTCAGTAGTGATAGAACTTACACCTGTTTCTAAATTATCTATATCTACAAGTTTAAATACTAATTCACCAGAATGGAAAGTTTCTTTTGGTATAGTAAATATACCAGAAACACCACCATTACTGTCTGTTATTAAAGTAGTACCTAAAACTGGTTGATTACCACTAGAATTAACCCAAAGACTTTTTAAGTCTGTTGTATTCGTAGTATAATCGTTTTTTTGTGAAGCGGGCGCGCAAAATGCAGATACAGGAACATTGTCAAAATAAGGATAAACTCTAGTACTTGGTTTTAATCCAGTAGCTTGGAAAAAAATAGTAGTTGATGGAATAAAAGGTGTTATGGTTACACTACTTAAAAAAGTACCAAGGTCTGAAGTTATTGGTTTCCCTGCAACAGCGGAAAGTGTTGTACCAATCAATTTCATTGTACTTGTTGTTTGTTGAAGAGTTTGTGTGGTTGTTGTTGTGTCAGTACCACCGTTTACTGCAGTTTTACCTGTTACTTTAGAAGTATCTCCAGCTGCAACAGTTTCGCTTTCACTATCTGTACCTTTAATAAGAGTATCTCTTACTGTAGATGCTGCACTAGTTTCCCAACTATTCCACTGAGTTCCCCAAGCTTTAGCCAAATTAATCCAATTACTAGCTTCATCTATACTATTGACTATAGGTTTGTTAATAATATCTGGTCCTGTTGCTGTACTTGGCGTTAACTTTATTACGCCTTTATTATGAAATATATTACCTTCAATACAATTATAATATTTCGATGCATATTCTTGTTTAATATACAAATTATCATTAGTATGTTTTAACATTATAAGATTGCCAGCCTGAACAACGTTAGAAGAGCTAGCATCAAGATCAACATTAAATTCAGAACGCATTATGAATGTTGCTGGTCTCAATTCTGTTCTATTAGCGTCAATACCAATGTAATAAGTTGGATCTTTAGTATTAGAAAGATCAAATCCATTAAAACCATCAACAAAAATACCATTTTGGAATCTTGTTTGTCCTGTATCAGTGCTTCTAACTTGTAAAGAAGCTGCTGATTGTTCTAGAACTGATAGAGAAGTATAATATTCTAGATTTTTTAATCTATTGTTAAATTTACCTATGTCAGCCATAGTAAATCTAACTTGTTGCTGCAACTTAGATGTAATCATATTAGTATATGAATTAGCAGCCTTAGCTTCGTTTAAAGTTAATGAAGGGAACGGAGGTATATTAACAAGAGCCAAAGTCATATTTTTTGCTGGTTCTTGTGGAGGAATAGGGTTATTTAAAGCTGGCTGTCCTTCTCTTACAACAATGTTACCATTTATATCCAATGAAACTCTGTCTACTCTGCCAAGATAATTTGAAATATTTGTTGTAAATAAACTTTCAGGCTGAGGTAGATAAGGAGTTGAAGGGAAAGATAGAGAATAAGAAGGATTGATATTAGCATATTGAGATGTAGTAGCTACATTAGCTGTGTTGCCTACCAATGGTCTAAAATCAAGAACATCTCTTAAATCATAAGAAACACCTTTTGATGTAGTGTATCTTGGAATTTCAAGAGTTGTTATTGTAGTAGTAGCATTATAATTAGCGTCATTGATCGGATAAGAATTAGCTGTAAAGAAACCAACACCTTCAGAAGGTTGTACAGTAAATGTTGAAAATTTAACAAGCAATTTTGCATTTTTCTGCAGAGCAAATGGAGTTCCAGAAGGACCATTGTTAAGTTTGATGTAAGCTAAATCGTATAATGAATCTCTTTGACCATTATCTAAAACAAAATTCTTGACATAATTTGTGCCAGTTTCTGAATACCCAGATCCAGTTTGATCTACATAAACTCCAGTAATACCAAGAACATCTGGCATTCCCAAACACCATGGTCCAGTATTTTTATTTGTATGTAAAGCGCAATCAATTTTTACATACACGCTCTTGTTAATCGCCTTCTTAATAGATGAAGCATTTGATCTGTTAACAGATGCGTCAACCGTAACAGCAAAACCAGATGCAATATTTTCGTTCAAATATAATTTAAGTTCTCTTATATTAGTTCCGTAGCTAATTGATCTTCCATAAACATCAAAAGGTATCGGTATATTCGCTGGGAATATTTTTTTATGACTTGCATTTGTTCTATCATTAGTAAATGCTTGATTTACAACTATTGTATTGTCGCTAAGAATATTAGTAATTTGTCTTGTGTCTGCAGATGATATATTGATAAAATCTCCAATTACATAATTACTATAAAAACTTGGAGAAACACTACCATTATACACATAACCCACACTAGCATTACCTGAGAAATTATGTCCCCAACCTGTTGCAGTGGAAGCCAATGTTGATCTTGTTTCTGTTAATGTAATATTCGCACCACCAACTGACCCAAGACCTTGAGAAGTTGAAAGAGAAATATGTGTATCATTAGCGAACGATACGAAATACCAAGTATTACCAGTTAAACCTCCAATAGCGACATTGCCTGTTGGAACATAATAATATATGGGATCGTTGACACGAAAACGAGCTTGAACATTACCGATAGAATTTGTCGCGCTATCATTCCATACTTTAATAGCACTATTAATAGTGCCTATATTTACAACTGAGTCAGAATCAGTAGTTGGTGCGATTTTAAGCTGCTGATTATCATATACTGTTACAGTGCCACTTTTTACTGGAGTAACTGCGTCTGTAGATGGTACAACGATAAGATCGTTTGGATTACTACTACTAAAATTAAAACTATCGTTATATGTGACGTCGCCTGAAGATGTAATAGTTACTGTAGCAAAAGAGCCAGAACCACTACTAAATGTAGAACCAAAAGTTTTTCTATAATTAAAATTAATATTATTAAATCCATCTGGTGTAATAGAATTTTGACCAAATGGGAAAAATAGAGTTTCGTTTGTTGAATTTTGTAAATCTGCAAAATAAGATTGAGTAGAAGCATTATATGTTAAAACTACGTCAGCAGCAGCTTGTACAGAACTAGTATAATATATTATACTCTTAACATCTGCCATGCTTTTTCCGGGACTCATTACCACATTAAACAAATAAATTTTATATTTCGAATCATAAAAACCTTGTACGCCGCTGTAATGATTGAAACCTTTAACATAAGCTGTACCAATTATATCATTAACATTTCTACTCGCTGTTCTTAAAGAATTTGCTGTTTTTGCTACTTTGTGCAATTCAACTTTAATAATTTCACTACTGTTTAAAAAATTACCATATACTTGATTAACATAAAAATAATTGCCCATACTGATTGGAACTTTTTGAGAAGAAACAGTCGATTTGTCCGTACCTCTTCTCATCTTTACAGTATTATTATTGATAAATTCTACTCTATACCCCTCAACATATCCTAAGCCCTTGCTAACGATAGTATTAAAATGAGTAGCATAATCTTCGTCAGATGTGTTTGCTATTGATTGAGAAGATAGATCAAACTGTTTTACTACGAAATTACCATTAGTTTCATATGTTCTAACTGCTTCTTCTGCAGCAATAGAATTAAATTGAGTATCGTTTCTGATGGTAATAGGTTTCCCCATTTTAAAATCAACCAATGAGAAAAACGTGGAATCGCTGGCATCAGAAGTAGTTCTAGTTACTAGGTAAGGTTCTAATCTTAAACGATCTGCACCAGGAGCAGTATAATTTGGAGCTCCAGCAGCATTATCAAATAACGAATCATCGTAGTTAGCAGAAATTATAGATTCTAATGCTTTAAATCCAACAGAAACATTATCTGGAACATTAGTGTATTTGCTGATAATTGCTGTTTGTGGGGCTACGTAAATAAAATAACCCTTCTTAAAAATAATACCTTCTGTAGTTGTAAAAGCATATCCTTTACCAACAGCATCGCTATATGAAGATACTAAAACTTGTCCTTGAGAAGTGCCAGCTGCAGTTGTAAATGTAAGAGTTTCGCCTGGATCAAATTGTTTCTGAGAAACTCCATTAGCATAAAGAGCGCTATTATTATATTTTATGTAAATTGTATTTAAAGCTGGGTTCGAAGCAACAAGACCAGGGAGAGTGTTTATGACAGTAGCTGTAAGACCGCGAGAATTTGTTACAATAAGGTCTTGTAAATCTGTAACTGTTAGCGCTGTAGTATTTGCGTAAGTATCATTAAGCTTAACATAACTGTAATCATTATCGAAAGTAAAAGAACAACCCTTAATAACAGAACCTTCTTTGAATATATTCTGACCAAATGAGGCAATTTGATTCTGTAAAATCGACTGTAATTGGTTTAATTCTCTTACCTGTACAGCTGTACCTGGTTTAAACAATACCTTATAATATTGCTTTGTTGGATCAAAATCATCAAAATAAGGACTTACGTTCAAATTTGTTTCGAGAAGTGTTGTATTAGCACCGCTACCAGAACTATTACCAGGTACTGTAATTGTTGCCATTATTTCCTCTAAAATTTAATTATTAATTTTATTTGTTCAGTAGAAGTCAAAGATTTATCAAATTTTTCTAAATTTCTTGTATAAATTACTTCACCAGATTCTCTAACAAAGTCAGGTAATCTTATAGAATTTTCTCTACTAGCAATACCGACAGCGCCAGAAGTTTGACCTGTAATTAATTTATCAGGGCTTATTGTGAAAACTCCTAGGAAAGGTGTTGTTTGTAAACCAGAAATATAGTTAACATCATCTAAAATAATAACCGAATAAACTGTATTTATAGTTGCTGTTTTAGTTTCGCTTGCGTTTTTAATAATATGTTGTTCTAAAAATGGTCTATTTGTTGTTTCATTAAATGGAGATAATTTCGAAACATTAGTCAATTTCATAGTTTTATTTACTGGGTCATGATATTTTATAACAGCTGTTGCATTTGTAGCCATTGATTTTATTGTTTCACCAACAGACCAAGTAGTATCTCCAGTATATTCTATATCTAATTCATCACAAGTGCTTATAACACGACCTGTAGCCCAAGAAACATCTTGTACAACATATTCATAAAGCGCGTATGGTTTATTGTTACCATTTTGATCAAAAGAAATTCTAACAGTTTGATTGACTTTATTTCCAAAACTATTGGTAACATCAACAGTTCCATTAGCTATGTATATCGAATCAATAGTAGCATAGGTATTTGTAACGGCTTCATATATTTGATCTCCACCTGCAAATTTACCAAGAACATCTGTCATTCGAATTTGCTGTGTATCTCCTTGCGGAGTTAAATACTGATTTAACTTACCACTTCCGCCTCTAGAAATATCAGATACGCTCTCTAATGCTGCAGGTAAGAAAAAGTATTTCGTATTTGCGTAGTATACATTAGCAACATATCCTGTACTTAAACCATAGATATTATCATTTATACTAGAGTATACAAAAGATCCAGTTGAATTTTTTAACTCAACAACAGTTGAATTAGCAGATACTACAACGCCAGCTGATGATGTAAATGGTTGAACTACAATTTCACCAACATTAAATACGCCTGGATCGTATCTTAAAGAATGACCTAAATCATTAGAACCAACTGTAGTAAAACTAATGTTAGCGTATACTGGATTTTGATTATTCTTTACAAATTTGTGAATTTCAGGCTGTGTAGTTGTTCTTAGTTCTGTTAAAGTAACATTAACTAAAGATATAGTAGAAGAAACAGCAATCGCACTGGTATTGGTAAAAGAAATATAATAATATGTATTTGCTGTAAGGCCACCTATCGCAGTATTATTTGTAGGAACATTATAATAAACTAAATCCCCTATATTAAACAATTGATCTGCGTTAGGAATGTTTATACTATCGCTGTCAACATTAATATTATATGTATTTGGAAATACAGTAGGGCCAGTATTTGGTATAAAGTTTGAAAGAGCTACTGCTGACGAGTTTGCAAAACTTATAAAGTAATGGGAATTATTTGCTAGAGGCGAAATAGCGCTGCCGATTAAACTCTTGTAAAGAATTCTGTCTCCAATATTAAATGGATTATTGGTAATTTTAATTATATTATTATTACTTGTTAATTTATGTTGTTCTGGGGTTGTTGCTGTTCTAGCTTCTGTTAAATCAATATTTGCGCCATTAATCGTTAACGATAAAGCTATATCTGTAACGTTCGTAAAGGATACGTAATAACTTGTATTACCAGTTAATCCGCCGATAGCAGTATTATTATTTGGTACACTATAATATATTCTGTCTCCTACTTTAAATAAAGTACTAGCAGATGGAACTTTAATAGTGTTAGCTGAAGAATTTACGCCTAAAGTATTGGCATAAATTGTAGAGTTAGGCAATACAGAAGATCCATTAAAATGCATTTCTGTAATATCAGGCTGAGTTATCGATAAAGTAGTACGGTCGAAATTACTAGTATCAAAAACAACATCATTGAACAATGGATTTTTTATAATTCCAATGTTTCTATAAGAACCGTATGTTGGTAACTGGAAGCTTTCTTGTGAAGCGTTATTAAACGTCTTATTAATACCGCAATATGTAGCACCAAGTTCAGTATACGCAGAATAACCATGACCATGGATAGGACTTAATTGAGGTATAGCGATAGCGCTATCATTGAGGTGACCACCACCAGTAGGCGCTAGATTGTCAGCATTGTATCCCCAACCAGAAATAATATGTACATTCGCCTTTGTATAATTTTGACCATGATTAATCATAGTAACTGAGGTTATAGATCTTGTTGGGTTTTTATTAGTCAAATCTACAGTGCAATAAGCTATAGCTCCATTACCATCACCAGAAATAACAACAGTTGGTGATATAATGTATTCAGTTGAATCGTCTGGAGATGTATATGAAGAAACAATATAAGCATTACCAACAGGAACACCATTTTGTCTAGACACAAACATCTTCGTACCTTCAAGGAATTTATAAGGTACTGGATCTGATGGAGGTATTGTAAACCCACCATAATCAACTTCTACTGTAATATTTGGATTTGAAATAACTTTACTAATTCTAGCTCTAGTATTAGTAGCACCACCTATCATATAAAAACCATCAACAAACCCAGCTGGATTTTGAATATTATTCACAATCATAAATGTACTATTTGCAAAAGATATTGTTCCATTTGCATTTTGAGAAATATCATTAGAATCAACTACAGTAACGCCTTCTCCAATAATATATGAAGCACCAAGAGGTGTAATATCTTCATATTCAAGTTCAAGAGAAGTTAAATTAGTGTAAATAATGTGAGCCTTAGTATAATGACTCAATACAGATTCTACAGATGCAGCAGAAGGAATTAAGTAATTATTTGCATTAGTAATATCTTCTAGGTATGGTGGGTTTACCACCATATAAGAATCATGATAAACAGCTTTCGATGAAGTAACAACAGCGTTAATAGATGTACAAGATGTTTTAATAATTTTGTTTGTTGGGCTAACTACAAAAGTTTTTCCAGAATCTATTTGAACCGACAGTAAAGTGCTATTTGCAAATATTATAGTACCAGTATTTCCGTTTTGAGTAACTGCATCACCAACCGTAAAAGAACCTGCTAGGTTCGTAATATTTAAATCATATTCGGTAACAGTTGGTGGATATATTTCTGTAATTCTTCTGATAGGCGCGCGAAAACCTGTAGATGTATTATCTTCATCCACTTTAAGATATGTATTTAAAGAATACTGTGTGGTAAAATCAACATTACTGACGAATATGTGAGTTTCAGGATTAGATGATCTTGCTTCTGTTAAATTGACATTAACACCACCAAATGTAGGAGAAACAGTAGAAACTGCCATATCAGTAGCGTTGGTCCAAGAAACATAATAACTCGAATTACCAGTTAAGCCGCCGATAGCAGTATTACCTCTTGGAACTCTATAATATAACTTATCACCAACACTAAAAATTTTGTTAGCATTAGTAATTTTAATTGTGTCAGCAGCAGCATTAACACCAGTTACACCATCTGATGGATAAGCTGTAACAGAAACACTACCATTTTTTACAACGTCTACATATTCTTCTCTAACAACACTTACTCTACCCTTTTTCTGTATAGGAGCATCTTTTGTGCTGTAGATTGGGTATTCTAATAGAAATGTTTTGTCTAATGATGATTCGTTTTGAACCAAATAAGCTACGCTATTTGCGTGTAAAATTTCACCAAAAGCTTCTGTTCCAGATTGATATATTGTATCGCCTAGATTAAAAGATCCTGTCTTATATACGTAAACTAACTTACTGACAAGTTGATCCACGATATCACCGATAGTAAATAACGGACCACCATATATTCTTTTATGATCTAAATTAAGATTCTGATAATAGCTAAAAGGAGGATCTACAGTTATATTTTTACTATCACCGTCATAAAAATTAATTACTCTGCTTTGACCAGCTCCAAAACCAGCCTTCAAATAAATTGAAGAATGCTTATAATAATCGTCTGTTGGGGCGCTCGTTAATGGTAATGTGACAGTCGAAGTATTAACGAAAGCTCTTAAGAAACCCTCTTCAAAAATTTCATATCCCTGACCAGCGTTCATAAGAACAATATTATCAATCGTTCCTGCAACAGCATTATCTGTAACCTCAGTGTTTGGCGTTACAGGAATATAACTGGATGTTTGGAATTTAGCATAAGCTGCGGTTTCGCATGTGAACATATACTTCCAAATATATCCATCAGCTGTTTGGAATGTGCTGGAAGTGTCAGCAATAGCAGGCTTAACAGTCGATGGCACGCCATTTGGAAAACTTGGTGTGTAACCATTATAGATGCACTTATAAACTTCTTTAGCATCAGTAATTACGAAAAAATTCTTAGTATAAAGATCAGGATCATTATGGTCGTAACGTGCGTACGTAGTACCAGAAGCCCATTGATATCTTTTTATCATAAAACTAATATCTGTATCGAATATTTTTTTACCATAAATCATATTTTGATAAACAGACTGTTCTATTTGGGCTATAGAACCATTAGCAGGCAAAACTTTCGTTTCATCAACAATCCCAGTTTCTGGGTCAACCCATGGATCTGGTTTACCAACAATACAATAATATGCATTCTTATCATCAATTACTGCGTTGATGAAATTATTAACAGCGTCAACTTTTTGATTGATCGTTAGGACTGCTTGATCTGTCATTTATTTTTCTCTAATCCTATGTAATTATATTTATTTATTACGATCCAATAGCTTGCCAATAAACATTCGCAGCATTAGTATTAGTAGTTCTTATCGAACCACCCGTTTTTACCCATGAAATAACAGCTGGAACATACGTTCCTCCAGGGG